AAATCCAACAACGCATCTTCCTGTTCACGCTTCATGCGTATAAGTTTATACACATACTGACGTGAAACACCTACAAGCTTGGCTATCTGATTGCCATTCAAACCTTCCTTATGGAAACCAAAGATGGCTTTGGTTCTCTGTCTGCCATCCGCAGTATTAGGTTCTTTGCAATAGCTATCGTACTCTTCACGTGCTAGGTTAAGTGCTAGTTGGTATCTGATTGTGGAAACTGGTATTAGGAGAACGTTAGATATTTCCGCTAGTGTATCCCCATCCTTGCGTAAATCTATGGCTTGATCAAGCCAGTATGGACTCTTATTTCTTCTAGGCATTAGTGGATGTTCTCCCTTTCTTTAGCTTGATCTGCTTCTAGTTGACGCAGTATTTTTACTTGTTCATCAAACCATTCTGATTGTTCTCCGGATAATATCTGCTTGGCTACTAAGTATTGGTCGTGATTAGCACCAAATAATAGAGGGTTAACGTTGTAACGTCTAGCTGTATCAAAGATTTCTTCCATGTAATTTATTGTTTCTTTGATAAATGCTTCTCCTTCTTTTGCATAATTAAAAACAAGAATTGTTTCTTGCTCTGCAAGTCTTTTCTCAATGGGTTTGTTCTCATGCCACAAGCCTGTTTGCACTTCTGCAAATACCTTTAGTTCTGTTACTTCACGACCAGATAAAGCTTCAACATCTGCACTAAAGTTTTCTCTGCCTGTAACCTGTACGTGCTTGGGTTGGATAATGATTTCGCTTTCTGATCTCTCTTGATAGGCACATATCACATCATTCTTTAATGCTCTACCCCAAAGGACTATAGCAACACCATCTACTGCCATGCGTTGAGAAAACTTTTTGGCAATTTGATAATCAGTTGTCCATGAAAATCCATGCTCATTGAAGCCATGACACCCACGATAGATGGTCATTTCATTTGGCAATACTTCGTATAGTTTTCGGGAATTTGTCGGGAGTCTGTTTAAACGTTCTGGGCTTTCCATCCTAGCTGAGTGGGTTCCACGTTCAAACATTTCATCTATCAAATGTGTATCTTGACTAGGATTTTCTGACTGCATGTATAGGGAATGAAACAATTCCCAGAACACAGCGTGTGATAAGCCTTCGTGCATATCATACAAAGCCTGTATTCTATAAGGCTTATCAATGATCCATATAAATTTGTTTATATCTGTAAGAATTTTCTTGTCTTTTTTATTCATAATTTATTCCAGTAAGCGCATGACTAGGGTTAGAGGTTGCCTATTTTTATTCTAACTTTGGTTAACTGCAACACCTAGTCACGCTTTATTAGTGAGGACATGGGAGAAAAATACAAACCACATGCCCTCGTAAACCTTATTTAACATAGGGTTATCATATACTATTGTAACCTCTATGTTAAATGCTTGGTGTATTGTATTTCTTTAACAGGTAATCATAATGTTGCTTGGCAACAACGACTCCCCACAAACAGTTGCTTTGAAGTGACCGGTGTAACCAATCATTTGTAGCGTTTAAACGTTGCTTCAGTAAAGACCTTTGCTCTAAAGAATCAAAGTCTATGTCTATTTCCATTGGCTTTGTTCGCCAGATAGTCAGCTTTTCCGGTGTGGTTTTCATATTGAGCAACCTATACTTTCATTTGTATCAATACTTTTCTGTAAGAAAGAGATCAATTCTTCCCTACGCTTTTCAAAGTATTCAGCGCACTGTTCATGTGTCCACCCTTCATCTTCGTATGCACCCTTTAAGAATTCTTTGTCAACCTTTAGGTCTGCACCCTCAATGACATCAAGGAATTCCTGTGCCATTTGCGGAGACATGTCGCCCTCATCATCTATGTACTTGGACACATCATCCCACCAAGACAAGCCTAATGACCACAATAAACTGCCATGATTGTAGCTGTCTCTGTAGTAGACCTCGCTACTATAAAGCTTGTTAAATAGTTCTCCGACTTCTTCCTGTGCTTTGTTTGCTTCATCACTACCCTCTGGTAGTGCGTTTCTTTCCTCTATTTTTTTATCAAGTTGAGGTCTGTACTTGTTCTCGTTTTTTGAAAACGATTTATTCATGTAAAGGTCTGCACCCATATCATTACTCCTTTTTATTAAAATTATTATTAAACACCTTGTTTCTGGCATATGCCATAACTGTTTCTCTTAGAGAAAGGTTTTTTGAAACTGTCCAAGACTTTCCTTTCTCCTTTGTCTCTTGGTAATGTATATCCCCATTGTTATATGCAGTTTCAATGACTCCATTGTTTACGTGAATATACTTTATTCCTTTCGACCACTCCTCTGCTTCTTGTTCAAGCCTAGCTTTTTCCACCATGTCTGTGTACTCGGTCATGGTACTTTCACTAGGCTTACACCTACCTCACGTAACACTTCCATAATCTTGTTATGTGTATGCAAGTTAGGTTCTTTTCTAAAAGCATAGGTGCATGAGTTCTCTAAATCTTTAGCAGTTATGTTTATGCACCCATCAGTTTCAAATTCTATGGTAAGAGTTATCTTACCGCTTGGAAATCCTTGCTGTTCCATACAGTTCTCCTTATTCCAGTTCAAAATTAGTTAGCACAGCACACGTACCCACTACAATGTCGTTAGCTACTTCGTAGCCATGCTTAGCTTTAAATTCATCATACATAAGCGTAGCTTCAAGGTTTACAGGCAAGCCATATATCTTGCCTTCTTCATTGATAATTGCATGACGTTTCTCGCCTTCATCATCAAGCACACATATGAGTTCAATCGTGTCTCTGTGTTTACCGGCAGAAATCCAAGACTTCATTTCATTTAGGCTAGGATACTCGTCATACTCTAGCTTGTAGTCCTCAACGCTTAGTTCCTCGTCATTCTCAATAGGCTTGAGTATTCTCACGACATACTTCTTGTCCTGTTTAAACATATCCTCAAAGCTGTCATCAAATGTTTTACTCATCACTCATCCCCCACTTGTTCGCCACCGCCTTGACTGTAGGCAAGCACAGCGCAGACACCAGTACCAAGACCGGAAAAGAATGCGAACAAGCCACCACCTGTCGAGCAGTAGTACCCATTAGATATATACACGCCAATACCTATACAAGCACATGCCAGTACACCTAAGATAAAAGTTAACGTAGTTCTACTCATCTTAATGCACCACTCTATCATCATCATCTTCTCGTAATGACGCAAGGAAATCAGCAAAATCTTCTGTGCTTCCTCTCTCCATGCTTCCATCCTTTAGCATCTGATCAGCTATCTTTTCAAGATCATTAAAGTTATCAAGAGCAAATTGTAAATTTTCCTTCAACCACTCCGGACTGGTACGTATTAATGCATGAACAAGTGTACTTGTTATCATGGCATGCATCACTGTACCAATATCAAAGCCTTCCTCAACACTAAAAGTGAAACCGGAAAGGTTTGCCACGTTGTTTAACGCATGATGTATGCACTCAAACATAGGTTGTACGTCTGCATCTTTATCTTTAGGCGCAACGTTGATACGTTCTGCCATGTCTTTGACTTCTTTAGTGAAGTCTCTTTCTGAAATTTTCTTTTCAGTTTTCTTTTTCTCACTCATATTTTTCTCCCATATTTATAAGCTGTTTATATTATAAACACATGTCAACAATGAATTCAATCACTGTTTACAGTGTCCCCTTCTATCACGAAGTCTTTTAATTTTGTTATTGCATCCCACTTCTTGCGAGGTATGCGCCAACCACGTCTGTTACCGGCACTAAGCTTGATACGCACCCACTTGTAACCTATGTGGGTTACGAGGAAGTACCTGTGTCCACAAGGACACCCCTTTAGTTGATTAGTTTGGTTAAAACTAACTAGCATCATTCTGCATCTGTAAGTTTGCCAACACCGACACCCTTCATGCAGTCGCAAGGGTAATCGACAACTTTAGCCATCATTAAATTAAGTCCGGATGCGATACCAGTTCCCAAACATTTCGTGCAGTTTTTATCTGCTCTCGGATTTAGTTCCATAAATTTT